AATTGCATGTGTATAGTGTGTTTGCATCTTGCATTTCATAGTTTTGATTTGAGTGAATAGTTTCTTGTTCATCTACCGAGAGAACTGAAAACAAGCTTGATACAACAGAATTCATTGTGACCCGTTGATCAAAGTCATAAATTGAATCTGTCGCGTACATTCAGCCTGGGACCCGTTGATCAAAGTCCTTTGCTGGCCTTGTTTGTTCACTTTTCTCCGGATTTGAGGGTAGAGTTCTAGCTTCTCGCCTTCAACTCACACTTGTGAGAGATTGATTCAAGACGCAACTTCACACTTATCGCTTTTCTTATCAAACCGAAAATGTCTCTGATTCGGCGCTCCACATCTCACCAACTGAATGCTCTGGATAATAGTCTTCAAAGTTACCTTGGCTCGCAAGAGTTTAAGGAAGATATGAGAGAGCAGGCAGGTTTTGGTCGTTGGAAGGGAGTCAAAGCCTCTGCGGGAGAGAAACCAATCGTTTTAGTTCCAGACAATTCGTATTCTGCTCTTAAAGCATTGATGAAAAGTGAATACGAAAAGGGTCTGATTCCTTCTAAAGGTTATATGCATCTTAAATGGTGCCTGATCTTTATCGTTGCGCACGTCCCAAAGGAAACAATGGGAGAAGTGTGTGTCGAGTTGAGGGATCCTGGAATATCTACGGCTGATCCTCTCCCGGGCTGTCAAGTAGTCTGTGCTCTTTCGGACCTCCCTAGGGCGGTCATGTTAGTGCCAGATTACGATATGCCCTTGGGTAAATCCAAGTTGAGGTTAGGCAACCAAGAGATGCGGAGGATGTTTTTCTTGCATACGAAGGTGAGCGGGTTTACCGGCCAAGGAGTCGCGATTTCATTATTCCCCGTTTGGGATTGTGACTTCCGAGGTACGTGTAATAATTATGTGAAAGTTCCTGCGGTCTCTGTTGGGATCGATAGGACTGAGAGAACTAGTCTCCTGAATTGTGTTAAACAGTTGAAACAGTACGCTGAGAATGCATTGTTAACAATGCCTCAGAGTATTTCAGGAGGTACTTCTTTCGCACGCCCTTCTCACCTGAGTTTTAATGAATCTAAGACATTACCTTCTACTTCAACAACGGAAGCTGAGGGTTCGGAAAGACGCATCCATATAGGAGCGCCCTCTAACGAAGACCGGTATGAGGTAAAATCGGCCGGGACAACTGGTGGTCCCGTATCATTAGTGAATGGAGTGTCGGTGGGGGCATCGACGCAGTCTGCCCTCTTTTGAGGGCGGATACTCTATTCTAGGACGTATGTATATATTAGTATAGTTAGATCATGTAGTTAGGTCATGCATTTTTTTTTTCGGAGAGAGTTTAAAGGCCAGCGAGTGACCACTTGGGCACAAGCAGACTCTGGATTAGGCTGATTTAGGGTTCAATTCCCTTCTCAGTTCGATTTCAGTGAGAACCACTCATCGTTTGAGTGATTTCTCGAGGGACTGGATTCCCTTAGTTATTGGGTTTTGTTTTGAATTATGTTGATAGATGTCTTCATGGGCATCATCGGCGTTAGTAATTCAAAGCATTTCGACTTAAACCTTATCCGAATTTTCTATATATATATATACGTAGTGTGTATTGCATAATGCCCCCTAAGAGACGGACCACTGAGACGCGCAAAGCTAGACAAAATCGCGCGAGGCGCAGTCGTCAACAGGCGCTTGCTAAGCTCGCCCGAGAATTTTCCGGGCTCTCTATGGCTGTCGAAAGGTCTCCCAGTACCAGCTGGGCAGATGTCGTGGAATCGGAAAGTAGGCTCAAGCTCATCCCTGGCTTTACTGCTACGGAGGTGACGTTTGATCCGGCTCTGGTGTTTGGAAACGTTACTGGTTTCACGACGGCAGAACGGAGTCTTACGGTTCCAGATGCTCTTCTCGAGTCGCCTAGCTTGAGATTAAATAGAGTTGCTGTTGTAGTGCTCCTTGATCCTACTGTCCCTGAAGCGCATAAATTCTGGTGCGCGTTAGGAGAAAGATGGGTCGCCCCTAGCGTGGGGACTTTTCCTAGTAATGCAGTCAGAATTACTGGAAGAGAAGGCAAAGGGCACGTTATTTACCACTATCCGGGCAAGACAGTAGAACACCTTGCTAAATTGAGGGTGTATATGTTTGCCACGGACTTCGCTATAGTGGGCAACAACTCCCCGGTCGCTACGGTCAAAATTTTCGTGGAGCACGAAAAGATTGGCCAAGCAGAGTATATACCTCTGTAAGGCGATCGGGCTGACCACTCTGAGATTGTCGGGTGTGAGACCGACGAAGTCGAAAGATGAGGGGCCGTCGCAAGGGCGGTTAATGTGTCAATGGTTCACCTTGTATTTGGTTTCCAGACAACCCCGATTTCGGAGTGAATGGTGGTAGACCACCAGTTTTAACATTTTCTATAAAATGTAATCGTCGTTGAGACGTTGATGGTGTATAACACCAGTTATAACACTTGCTATAAAGTGTAATCGTTGTTAAAACGTTGATTGCTTACAAGCAATCAAGATGCGTATCCCGGGACTCTCTGCCGGGTGCAACAAGATAATCCTCATGAGGATAATTAGATCTTGCGCATCGCTGAAGTAATTGAATGTGTTGGG